TTGAATAAATAAGTTATTAGGTGTATTTCCAATAAACTGATTATATGCATTAACTGTGTAATAATATTTACCAGAATTTATATTTGCTTGATCAAAGTATGGAGTAAGATTAATATTTAATGTTGGTCCAGTTGGTTTAATATCTAACTGTACAGGTGTATTTTGTACGGTATTACTTATAAGCAATCCGTTGAAACTATATAAATTTATTTCATATTTACATCTAGTAGCTGTAGTATTTTCCGTTACGAAGGTATTACCGATTAATTGTAAATCAGTATCTGTAAACCCAATATCATATACTGGTTGATTTGTTTGAAGTAATTTATCAATAATCATATATTTTCTTTAAAGTGTAGCTACGTTCCCGCTACCGTTATTACCTCCCGACCCAAAGTTTGTATTACCAGAACTAGACCCAGTTATAGTTGTTGAAGAAATAACTGAGGTAGGTGTCAATTGATTTATTCGTTCCAATGCAAAGTTTAACTCTGATGTTAATGTTGCAATTAAAGTGTCTTTATCAATTATAGGAACCAATTCAGTAAATTCTTTATCATCTAATAAAAATCTTTGATATTGAGTGATAGTTATAAAACTTTCTTTACATGGAATGCCTATAATAACTGGTTCATTTTCTTTAACTATAACTTGACCTAAACTATTTCTTTCCATATTATATTACACTAAATACTTCGTCAGATTTAAAATATTTTATAGTGCCTGCATTTGAAACTTTAAATGCAATTCTATAAAATCTATTTGATTGTAACACATTAAAATTAAATAAGAAGTAATTACCTGAAGCATCACAACTTACTTTAGTATATTCACTAAAAGGAATAATTGGTTCTCCGGTATAATAATCTTCTATTTGATAATATGTTGTTTGTGGCAGATATTGAATTATATTATAAGCACTGCCTGTTGCAAATGTTCTTGTAGGAAATAATGGCCTAGAAATTAATCGTAATTTTTCAACTGAATTTTGGTCATATTGCTTATTAAGATTTTTAACAATAATAGTATATCTATCTGTAGATAATGCTGCTAATGAGCCAGTTACAAATGAAGAATCATCCCAACGCAATTCTAATCTAGGAACATATATAGTATTTGTCTCTGAACTAAAATACTGCATCGGACCATATGTTTGAGTATCAGATTCTAATGAACCAGAAACTTTAATTATAAATCCTTGTTCATTTAATGAGCCACTTAACCATAAATTAACAATACCAGTAACATCTAAATTTAGATCTGGTTTATTAGGTGAATATGTAAATTGTTGAGTTGCAACAGATGCTGTATACCAATTACCTCCACCTGCTTGATAATAATAATTATTAGCTACTCCACTGCTAAGTGAAGATGTTTGCCAAATTTTTGTTTCAGTAGCATATTCCCAAGAAACCCCATCTGTAGAAAATGGAAGATAATTAACTTTACCTGTTCCCAAGGTCCATGATTGAGATACTGCATAACATTCAATGGTATAATTAACGGGAGTATTTTGAGATTCTAAACTATATAATTTTAAGATAGAAGATAAACTACCAGTAGATATTAATCCATCAGCTCGTAAACTTGCTATAGATTGGCTAGCATTAAAATTAATTAAGATTCTAGATACTTCAACTACAGTTGAGTTTGTAACAATTTTTTCTAATTCCAATACTTCGTCTAGGCCAGCATTTAATGTTGGCTCGCTTTCATAAATTGTAGCGTCTTGATTTGAATATAAATGATAAATCATATTTGTACTTAATTAATTTATGAAACTACTTTACCTCTAATATCTTTATTTGGATATTTAATTTCAAAAATGCAAGGATCTAATGATGGATATATAACACCATTTTTTGTTGCATCACTAATATTATATTTGTTATTTGAATATCCTAATGTATCTCCCGTCAAATTTGATATTGTAACATTTGATACTGTTTGAACACCTTCAACTCTATCTAATTCAGCATATAATTTTGATATTACAATTGGCTGGTTAATTTGCCATTTACTAATATCAAAAAGTTCTTTTAATTTAGAAATACATTTTAATAATACTTCATTGCTATTAAATCCTGGTAATGTAATAATACTAAAATCTAAACCAATATTTACAATGTATGCATTTTTAATATTAATAGCATCTGTAACCATTCTATATTGCTCTAGATATGTTTGTAAATTATTTTTTACAATTGTATTTAACAATGTTAAATTTTTATTATCATCATATCCTAATACGTATAAATCTAATGCTAATGGATTATTTGTTACGATACCAGCATTAACAACTCTATCTTTAGATTGTTGAATATATGCTTTTGCTACAGACCCAAATCTTTGAGGCAGTGCGTATGTACGAATAATATAATCATCAATTGTTATTGCTCTATTTTGTGATGCATAATTTGCAATTGCATTAAATCTAATTTCATCAATTGTTTCTCTGCTCTTTCCACCTACTGCAGGTACGGGATTATTTACTGCTACTGAATTTTTAATTCTTGTATATAATGCTTGATTTAATCCAGTACCATCAGTATCAAACGTAATATTAGATGCATTAGTTAAAATGTCAGATTGTACGTTTGATTCAATACCACCACCTACTGTATATCTAACTGTTAATGTAGTATTTGCAGGTGCTAATCCATATGTTTTAGAATATAAAAAGTTACTAGGATCGATTGAATAATCTATATTTGTGGAGTATAAAGAACTACCAACTAAATCTGGGTTTGGAATTAATTCCTCATCTGCGGATGTAGAAACACCAGCACCAAATTGAATTGTAATAGTATCATCAGCATTAACGCGCGTTTCAAATCTTCTAGATACTTTTTTAAGTTTTAATAAATAAGGAGCAGTACCTGCAGAACTTGCATAATTAGCATTTGAATATTGATCATTCTTTACTTGATCAAATATAGTATCTTGCGCTAAATAAGGAACTTCATACCAAATATTACCGTCAGAATCTGTAATATCTAAAATTTCGATAATATTAGTATCTGACAATATAATTTTATCGTATCTTTTAGCAGTTCCAAATGTATATGTAGAAGTTTTAATTGTTCCAGCAACTGCCTTTGCTTTTTTCTTTAATAAATAGTAAACAGGGTTATTATTTGAATCTACTTGATATACTGATAACGCATCTTGACCTGCATTTGAAATTGAACTAGATGAAAAATTTACCGGCTCAATTGTTCTAAACTCCACTGCAGAATTATTTGCCTTGACAATCATTTCCTGTGATATCAATAACGAATAATTCCAATCAGGTAAATATGATGAACCTGATTTAATAGATGGCAATAATTGAAATACATCTAATTCAACGGTAGCAGGCACTGTATTTTTTGGTCTATATCCACGTTCTTGAGCTAACTGTAAAAGGTTAGATCTTTCTTGAGAATATGAAAGCAAACTTTCTTTTAACTGGTTGTCGGTATAGTACGAAAGAACATCGCCTACATACGATGCCATTTCAATAAACATCATACCTGGCGATGTTTCATTAAAATCATTATAAGTGTTTGGGAAGTAACTTTTAGAAAATTCGATAAGAGCTTGTCTAAAATTACTAAAATCCTTATTAATGTATTTTATATCTTTTTTTGAATTATTATCTAACATTATTGTATTGAAATATTACCCGATTGATTAATGTCTACTATTATAGTTTGATTTGCTCCTTGAGCAGATGTTCTAAATTTAATAGTTATTGAAATACCATGTTCAGATTCATATGCTAATGAATCCATTTTTTGTTGTACATCAATATTATCTATTATAATATATGGCAACCAAAAAGAAATAGATGATGAAATTTCATCTTTTAAACTTTCTGCAATATCTGGAGTATTTGGATCAAATAATAAATTTATAATACCAGTACCAAACGTTGGTAAATATCGTCTTTCTCCTTTACTTGTTAAAAGTAAATTTTTTAAATTTGATATTGATTGCTCTTCGGTACTATATGACAAATCAAATACGCCTTTTACAGCATTATTAAATGGCAGTTTTATTCCAACTGCAACATCCAATTCTGTATCAATTACGTTAATTTGTCTTAAAATCTTTGCCATTTATTATTTACCTTTTTTAGCACTAATTGCTTTCATTAATGCTGAATAATCTCTTGTTAATGCTTGTTCAACTTCAGGAGCTATTTCTGTTACCGGGCGACCATCTATGTCTGTTCTAGGAACCATTGCTGCTGCCGAAGGACTAGAAGTCATTCCTATACTAGACATATTTCTCATTGTAGGCCACTCATTAAAATCATTATGACCTAATTGTTCTGGACTATAATCTTCTTCTAAAATAGCATGAAAATCTTTATTAGAAAATCCAGAATTTGCAGTTTCATTTAAAATATCATTAATAAGAGGATTGCTAGAAAAAGTTGCTGCGGGTTTTTTAGCTGCTGGCTTTTTAAATACAGTTGGTTGTGTATTTGATGGAACAGATTTTTGTTCTTGTACTACTTTGTTAGATGCTTTATCTAAACTTTCATATAGATAGTTCATTTCATTGCGTACTGCAAGTTGAACTTCTTCTTTTATAATTTGACGTAATTGTTTAAAAAATTTGCTAGTATCCATATTGACTCTTTAATATAATTATCTAAGCCAATAAAATATACGTAGTTTTTTAAAGTTTAACTTTCGATGATAATAAAGAACCTGGACTCCCGGCTGGTAATAATAATTGAGATTGAGCAACTGATAAAGACCCGGGTAATAATCCATTTATAATACTTACTACTTGGGTTAATATATTCTGTAATGGTTCTCCATTAACAGCTGAATATAATGCAGTTGATGTTAAATTAACTTTTGGTGCGCTTAATGTAATTGCTGAAGAAGATTCTAATACTATATCTTTTTTACTAGAAAGTGAAATACCATTAACTGATGATAAAAATATTTCATTCTTTTTTGCATTTAATACAATTCTATCTGAATTCATTATTATTTGTTTACCAGATAAATTTGCAGCAGTTCCAATTTTTAATGTAGTTATAGTTTGTGGACCAGATAATTTTATAGGTACTCTTTGAGTGGAAGTTAAATAAATAGAAGAATCATCTTTATTAATATCTTCAATTCTAAATCCATTAGTAGCTAAATTCTTTTTAGTATTAGTTATGATTAGTATAGGATCTCCGGCATTGCCTAGAGACCAAGTTGGTTGTTTCGTTACATCGGAACTAGGACTAATTGTAGAACTTAATCTAATAGAATTTCCAGAACGACCTTCAATTGAAACATCGCCTTCAAATAATTGTAATGCATTTTGACCATTTAATGGTTTAAATGTTTTTTTAGTTCGTTCTTTTTGCGTAGTAGAATTTGCAAATGATGCTCCTAATGTTGCATTAGAATAACTAGTTCCATTTGTACGAGGTACATTTCCAGAAGCAG